TTTCGAGTCCTGAAGAAGGCGGCGGTGGTGGTGGTGGTGGTGGTATCACCGGATTGAATATAGATCTTGATTATGCTGGTTCAGACTGGGGTGGTGTTTATCAAGGCGGTATTGATCTATTTGAAAAAGGTAACGCAACGAACTTGATGGATAGTCTGACGCGCGTGACTTATGCAATCGGTGCGAGTTTCAGCGATATATCAGCAGGACAATATATTTCTGGCAGTGATTATAACCAAACACAATTACATGGCACAGAAATCAACGCGGTTGACTGGTCTAAAACAGCCGGAGCCTTACATCCTTTCTTTATCAAGCCAAGCGCTGGGATAACTCTTGATTACGTTGATTTGTGGATTGTGTTTAAGACTACGTTCCCAACTGTGACTTTCAGGGATCAGGATTTGAATGTTTTAACACCCACAACAAGCCCTGCAACAGATTGGTCTGACGCTATTAGCTCAGGAACCCCCAACACCCAGACAAGACATGTTCGTTGGATCTTTAATGAGTAGCGCTTAAGAACCCTAAAGTGGTATAATGTAAAAAGTCAGGATTTATCTAACTTAACTAAATAAATGGAGAAATAACAAAATGGCTCAAAGAACAGCAACATACCTAGTCGGAACAGCTACAGGGGACATCAACAAACAGGATGTCACAGTTACTGGCGATACATCCACATCCGGTACTAATGGTATGAAATTAGCTGATTACCGATTTGACGACGGTGGTCTACAAAGAACAGTTTTTGGAACACTCACAAGTGGTGCTCATTTAAACCTATACGTATACCCTTTTCCGGGTGACACTACAACCAAACATTTAGAAACAGTTGTCAGCGCAGGATCTTCTTCCTTTACAACAGCAACTAACAGTTTCTCTGAAGTAGTTAACGGACCTTTCTACGCTCTAGAAGGAGTTAAGGTTTGCGCCGGAACTGCTGCAGTAATCGCTTATTTATAAGGAATATTACTAATGGCTGAATCCGTAGGATCAAATACAGTATTCGATCTTCCTGTAGATGAAATCGTTGAATTTGCTCTAGAGGGCATTGGAGGTGAACATGTGACAGGTAAGGAAGCTCGTCTTGCAAGAACTGCGGTTAATCTTGTTCTTATAGATATGCAGAATAGTGGGTTCGCTCCTATGTCTTCCCTTGAGACAACAACTGTTGCTTTAGTAAGCGGATCTTCAGAAGGGTACACTTTAAGTAGCGACATTATTAATGTTATGGACACAGCTGTTATCCGAGTGAGCTCCTCAAGCGGTAAAACAGATTTAAACATAAAAAGAATCGATCTAGAAGATTGGTTACACATTCCTACTAAGACAGCGACTAAAGGCAGACCTACTCAGTTTATGGTAGACAGGCAAAAGGATAATTTAAAACTTAATGTCTGGCCTGTTCCTAATAGTGGAAAATTTGAGTTCTATTCTTGGACAGTCCGTAAAACTGCTGATGTAGATGCTGCGTATCAACTATTAGATTTACCTAGAGCGTACCTTCCTGCAATTATTAAAGGCACAAGGTATTACATGGGAGACTTAAGAGGTGTTTCTCTTGATGAAAGAATGTACCTTAAGATGGAATATAATGAAGCTTTGCAGAAAGCTCTTGAGTTTGACAGAGAGAGAGTAGAGTTCACAGTATCTCCTGATTTACCTAGTGTGTTGTAATGGGGAATCAAAAAGGAAGAAGGTCAAGACGTAAATTTGCTAAAGGAAAAAAAGCTTTAGTTATTTGTGATCGTGGTGGACACTCTGTTCTTTTGAGAGATACTGTTATCGAACCGGGTACAGGTTTGAGAGTTGACAAAAAATGGAGTGACGGAAAGTGGAATAAAGTAGACCACCCTCAGAACTTCTCTGCTGATACTTCAGAGAATATTGGATTGAAAAATCCTAGACCTGATAGAGTAGAACCATCTCTGAACTACCTTAGGGATTCTGATGGCGATCTTATATTAGACGGTAGTGGACAACCTATTTTTACAGAGGAGTAGATTAAAATGACAGGTTTTACTAAAGGAAATGGCGGATCTTACGATGTCGCTACTGATGTGTCTACAACAGATACTCTCTTAGTCGCTCAAGGAGGGGTGACTAAAACATTCACTGTAGGTGGTTTGTATGCTGGCTTCATCTCTGAAACTTCGGCAGATTTAAGATACACAACGACTGCTGAAGTGTGTACCTTAGTTGAAACTTATGGCTACGTCACGCAAACCTCAGTTTCTAGTCAAGGTTATTTAACATCCGCTGGAACAGAAAGCTATACAACAACTGCTGAAGTGAGTTCTATTGTGGAGACTTACGGCTACCTCACATCAGCCATTACTACAGCTCAAACTTCAGCTTTAGTTGAGAATTATGGTTATCTTGTATCAGCCATTACTACAGCTCAAACTTCAGCTTTAGTTGAGAATTATGGCTATTTTGTAAGTGCGGATGCGACTACCACTGTGAAAGGGGTAGTTGAAAAAGCTACTGCTGCTGAAGTCAGCGCGGGTACTGCTGATAAATACCCAGATGCTGCTGAACTTAAAACGGCTCTAGATTTGAAAATGGATTCACTAGGGGATGTCTCTAACACAACGACTACTACAGGAACTGCTGTAGCTTTAGATGAAACAATACCTACAGGAACTACTGTTGTTGAAATTGTTTTAAACGATGTATCAACGGACGGAACTAGTGATGTTATCATACAATTAGGCGATGCGGGAGGTTATGAATCTTCTGGATACGATGTACAAGTAGGTGGAGCAGCTAGTGGCGGTACTTTGTTAGTTATAAACACAACGTCAGGTATTGGTGTATGGGTTGCTGGAGCAACTGCTAATAGTGTCTCTGGTGTAATAAGATTGAAAAGAGTTGACAGCGCAACAAACAGATGGATTGTTGAAGGATTTTCTTATCGTTCTAATGCTACAATAGGCAGTGCAATGATAGTAGGGGACAAATCGCTTTCAGCTGAATTGGATAGAATTAGAATTACTACCGTTGGAGGCACAGACTCTTTCGATGCTGGTAGTGTAGACTTGAGGTATGTATAATGTTAATAGCTGAGAATATAGATATTTATATTAAACAAAACAATGGTGTCGGTACATATTTGTTAAGAGACCAAGGTAGCGGGAATTTCATTGCTAAGTGGAATTTAGATATTCCTGAGCCAACTGTTGCTGAGTTGAAGACAATTGATGTGCAGCGTAAAATAAAACCAAAACATAAATTTGATAAACTTTTAGATAAATTAGTAGAAAAGAGTGTTTTAACACAGGAAGATGTAAATGAGTTTGATTCCTAATACGTATAGCGGAATAGTTAGTGCTATAAAGGCTTTAGCTGAAGATGATTCTGCAGAGTTTGCGGACTTTGTGCCTACCGCTATTCACTTAGCAGAAGAAAGACTTTTAAAAGAGTTAGATACTCTAGGCACAACTAAGACTTCAGCTTTAACAGCCACAGCATCTGCTCAAACCCTTACTAAACCTTCTGATCACAGATTTACCCGTGAAGTTCGCATAACAACGTCCACAGGAACCACTGTGCAAATAGATAAGGTTACCAATGATTACTTAAGAGACTACTGGCCCACTAAATCTAACGTAGGAGTCCCTAAATACTATGCTGAAGAAAGTATGAATACATTTCTTTTAGCCCCAACACCTTCAAGTGCGTATACTATTAGTTGCCAGTACGTAGGTCAAGAGACTCACTTAAGTGCTGGTAATGAAACAAACTACTATACGGATTATTGCTCTGACAGTCTTTACTACGCTACAATGTCTAATATGGCTGAGTTTATGAAAGACTACAGCACCATGGAGGTCTGGGAAAGTAAACTACAAGCAGCTTTAGCTGGAACTAACAACGAACAGGGTCGGAGAGCTCGTAGAGATGATTCTACAGGAATCCCAAAAAACCCTGCATTAAACTCGCTTAGAGGAGATGTTTAAAAATGACCACAACTTATACTTCTAGCATTAGAATGACAAATCAACCGAAGGGAGGGAACGCCACAACTTGGGGTGATATTGCTGATATAAACTTTGAACATCTAGATGATGCTCTTGCAGGTCGAGTTAGCATAGATCTCACAGGAACATCTTCGTATACTTTAACAGTGAATAACGGAGCTGATGATGAAGCTCGAAATATGAATCTATATATCCACGGTGTAATGGGAAGTGCTAGTCAGGACGTTATTATCCCTGCCGTTGAAAAAGTTTATCTTGTTAAAAATGTGGCCACAGGGTTTAACCCGCAGCTAAAAACTGCTACAGGAACTGGTATTGTTTTAGGCTCTGGTGAATCCACAGTAGTCTATTGTGACGGTGTCTCTGTAGAAAGGTACGGTCTCGCTTCTGCTTTAGACCCAAGCGCAAACTTAAGTGATGTGGCAGATGCTTCTGTTTCTCGCAGCAATCTAGGACTATCACCACAGAGTCCTTTAGAGACCAGTGGCAGCGCCTTAACACTAAACACGGGTACTTTATTTGAGACTTTCTACCCTGTTGGTTCTCTCTACATGAACAGAACAGATAGTACTAATCCAGCAACACTACTAGGTTTTGGCGTGTGGTCTGCTATAACAGGCCGAGCACCTGTCGGTGTTGGCACTGGTATTGACGCTAACGGTGTGTCAGTAGTCTTTGCAGCTGAAACATGCGGCGGTGAATATCTACATACAATGACAACTGCTGAGATGGTCTCCCACTCACATGATCTAGATAAAACTACAATTATTACCGATCCCGGTCTTATTAATACCACTTTAGGAGCTCCTTCAGGAACTTCTGCAGGGTCTACTTCAGCAATCGGCTCCTCTGAGCCTTTCAATATTCAAGATCCTTGGTATTCTGTATACATGTGGGTGCGTGATAGCTAATGAGTTCTTTTGATACACTAACAAAGAAACTGAACTTAAAACCCGGCATCAATAAGAACACAACTGAATTTGATGCTGAAGGTGGATATGTTTCTTCTGATAAAGTAAGGTTCTTCTACGGAGAGCCTGAGAAGATCGGTGGGTGTCAAGAAGAGAACTACGTAGGTGAAGTCAAAGGTGTCGCTAGAGAAGTTCACACTTGGTCAGATTTAGACGAGGAGCTTTATCTAGGCATAGGAGCGCATAAAGGACTACACTTGTTAAACCAAGGTGTTGTTCATGATATTACTCCTGTAGCAACTTCAGCGTCTGCGACAGATGTGATTAACACCTCCTCAGGTTCAAATGTCATTACTGTGAGCATAGTACCTACGGGAGCTCAAGCTGGAGACTACTTTGTTTTCGCTTGTGTGACAGCTTCTTTAGAGACAGTGTCTTTCACCAGTACTTACCAGATTCTTTCAGCAGAGACGACATATTTCACTTTTCAAGCATCAACAAGTGCTGTCAACACGTGCGCTAATGCGGGTGGCAATGTTGTTGTCGACTTTCTGTTAAGTAACGGTTTGGCTGACAATGGAGCTTTAGGTGGTTGGGGTGGTTCAACTTGGGGAGACCCGGGTGTTTCTGTTTGTGCTGGTTGGTCAGAACCTAGAACTTCTGATGTAGAAACTGAACTTCGACATTGGTCTATAGATAATTGGGGGGAAGACGGGATGGCTGTGCCTCAAGGAGGTTCTTTATATTATTGGGAAGCTTCAGCAGGAACTGGTCAAAGAGCTACAATAGTTTCAGCAGCACCTTCAGTTAATAATTATATGAACATTGCCCAAGAAGGTCGTCATGTGATTATGTATGGAACGCACACAGTCTCTGGTATTTTCGACCCTATGTTAATTCGATGGAGTGATTCAGAAAATTATCTAGATTGGACGCCTTCGGCTACTAATCAAGCTGGAGAATTTAGACTTGAGAATGGTTCTAAAATTTTAGGCGCAGTTGAAACTAAAAATGAAATTCTAGTATTCACTGATGAAAGTGCGTACCGAATGCACAGAATTGGTGGAGCTTTAGTTTATCAGTTCACAGACTTAGGTAGACACAACGGTCTGATGGGTCCTAAAGCTGCTGTTGATGTGAACGGTACTGTCTATTGGATGGGTTTCGATTCATTCATGCTTTACAACGGTACTGTACAGACCTTGCCTTGCACTGTTCAAAAGGCTCTTTTTGGAACAAGCCCTGAGAGCGTGAACCCAGAACAAAAGCAAAAAGTTTTCGGTACAACTTTACGAGAGTTTAATGAGATTTGGTGGCATTACCCATCGAGAGATTCTACAGAGAATGATAGGTACGTTGTTTATAACTATTTGGAAAACATATGGTATGATGGAACTTTTGGTAGAACTGCTTGGCACGATGTAGATATTTTTGATAGACCTTACGCTCTTGACGAAAATGGTCAAATATGGATACATGAACAAGGCACTGACATAGGTACTGCTGGAATGAAAGCGGTTTTGAAATCCTCCTTTTTCGATATAGAGGATGGAGATAAGATGGTGTTCATTGATCGGATCATTCCAGATGTGACTTTAGAAAAAGAATTGAACTATTCTATAAAAGCTAAAAAATATCCTCAAGATCCAGTTTTAATAAGCAAAGGTCCTTATAAAGTCGGGCCTAATACTCGTAAGATTTCCACAAGAATCCGTGGGAGACAGATGCAAATGAGGTATTCCACGAGTGTCCAAGCTGACACATTTAGAATAGGATCCGACAGGATAAGTTTAAAACCTGATGGCGAGAGGTAGGGATTAATGTCTGGGCCTACCACTAACAGATACGGCAGATTGCCAGAACCTAATAGAGTTCTCGATGTTGAAACACAGCAGTATCTTTATGATCTCCTAAGGGGTATCGAAGAAGTTAACTCTATGATGTTCTCTGATGAGACGGGGTTTGTTTTTGGAGCTGCTCGTAAGAGGCCTTCAATTGAGGTTAGTACAACGTATACAATAGGGGTAAGCGACAGTGTTATTTTAGCTGACTCTTCTGCAGCCACATTTGCTGTAACTTTACCAACAGCACTTGATGCTAAGAACACGTTTTATGATATTAAGAAAATAGATACCAATGTGGCAACTGTGGTGTCTGTTGAAGGTTCTGGATCAGAGTTTCCAATTGTTTTAAACGGTTCTGGTCAACCTAGTGTAACTGTCTACAGTGACGGTAGTAATTTTTGGATTATTTAAAATATGACTTATATACCCGATATACCCGGTGAAGATCCCTCCACCACTGGTTTTGGAGAAGCGAGTATTGCCGAGAACAGTCCATTTGTTCAGGCGGCTCCTGTATATAATTTTACCCCATCTAATTTTAGGAACTTTACAGCTACAGGTGGCACTGCTGGCGTAGAGAATAAGATGTTTAAGGTATCTACTGGCACAAGTGCTGGTGGGTATGGTGCTGTTCAGAGTTTCCGTAGTATTAATTACAAACCCGGTGAGGGCGGTATGGCTCGCTTTACTGGTTTATTTGAGAGTAATGTTGCTACAAGCTGGCAGGGTGTAGGTCTTATCAGTATTGGTGATGAGATTAGTTTTGGTTATAACGGTACTAGCTTTGGTGTATGGCATAGATATGGTGGTTTAGCTGAGGTTAGGACAATCACGGTTACAGGTGCTGCTGGGGGTGGTGGTGAGAATTTAACGCTTACATTGAATGACACTGGTTATACTATCCCACTGACTTCTGGCACTGTAGAGCATAATGCTTACGAGATTGCTGAGTGGTTAAAGAACAACCAATCTGTTTGGGAAGCTGACCAAGTTGATGATACT